CAACAATCATCACGAACCCATGGTTCTTACCCTGTGGCACTACAGTCAACCGCTTGAAAACGTCATCATTATACTTGTATGAGTGCAACTTGTTTGTGTCAATCACACCAGTCTTTGCGATGGAAGTTCTGGAATACATATCCGCAGACTTTCGCATCTCAAATTCTTTGACCATATAATTGATAACGTCCTTTTCACGAGTCTTCCACTCATTCAAGTCCTTGACATAGTCCTCGTACTTGTGACCGTAATCCTCTGCACGTTTCCTCAGACCACTCTCAAGTTCAGGAACAACCACAGAGTAGTCATCCAAAATTTTCTTGAGATCAAACTGAGGAAGTTTCAGATACAGAAAGTTTACATTTGAGTTACCAACAAGAGTTTTTGCCTGTTGCTGTGCTGCTTTTTCCGTGATAGATGTGGGGAATTCTGTAACTTCACCACTACCAGCAGAGTCCTTTGCACCTTCGTTAGAAGATGTGTTTTCACTTTCAGAGTCAGACTTTTCCTCATCAGAATCATCTGAACCAGCATTCTTGTCTTGGGATTCCTTTTTGTCGCCCTTCTCAGACTTGCTCTTGACCTTTAACTTGGAAACAGTATCCTCGTCAATGTCCTCGTCTACACTTTCCGTAGAACCATCTTCGATTTCACCGTATTCTCCGTCTTCGTCCTCTTCAAGTTCCAAAGTGAACGAACCACGTACAGTAGAAGGAACTTCCTTCTTTGCGTAGTTATAGAGTTCTTCCGTAAGTTCAATAACCTCTTCGAAGGTTTCCAACTTCTCCATGCGAGAAATAAATGCCTTCTCTTCGGGAGAAAATTGAATGTTGAGAGATTGCAGACCGCCCTTGAAATAAACGTTTGCGCGGTCAATGAACATCAAAGAATTGACGTCCTTGTTCTTAATACCAAAGAAGTCCCGATCGAAGAGTTCCTTGTAACCAGCAAGGTAATTCTTCTTGGAACCCGGATACCGACGTTTTTGCAACTTGTCGATACGTGCATCTTCCACAACGTTCAGGAAGAGTTTGATATTGCCTTCTGCAATCGAGTTGCCCTTGCCACCATGCGATCGCTTGGCAATTGTCTTGATTGCATCCATCCAAGATGTGGGAGGAGTATAGAGAGCATGCCCGACCTCGTGAACCACGAGCATGTCATAGAGGTCGTTGGAAATGTTCTGCCACACAGGCAGAAAGAGAACGCGATTGGCCGTATCGAACGCAGCCGTGGTCATGTTGGCGTCGTGACGGATAGAGATGTTTTCCGTTGCGAGAAGTTTTGCAAGTTGGGATTTAACTTGAAAAATTTTCTCGTCTGCGCGGGTCATTGTGGTCATAGTTTTTCCTTGTTTTAAAAAATGTTTCTCATATTAGATGGTTATCGACCCATCCGCAAGGGCATAAAATGCATACCTGATATGCGGTTTTTGCATACCTCGTGACTAACCCATTGATTTTATTGAGATTTCATGTCAGGAAAGAAATATTCATCCTAGGAAAGGATATGGGCAGTGCTGCTACAACCATTACTTAATTGCGATTGCACCAACAAATAAGAAATTCTGCCAGAATGGTTGAACAGAAGAGAATCCAGCGGCATATATCATTTCCTCAATCTCTTTCCAAGTATTTGGTTTGAGCATATTGCGCAAAGTTACTTCTTTGTCCATAATGTCTTTTTCGGTAAATGATTTTCTCTTATAGTCATAATATGTGAATGTCATCATTTCCTGAATACGTGCATTCTCTGCAACAGTCTTTTCGGCAAATACAAATGCTCCACCCGGATTCAATCCACGATAAATGTCTTCAATTACTGCTTTACGATCTTTTACTGGCATGAATTGCAAAGTGAATAGAGAAGTCACATAGGAACAGTTATCAAAAATGTAATCGCGAATATCCATGCTTGCATGATTGTATGTACCTAGATATTCTTTATTCAGTTTATCCATTCTCTTTGCCAATTCATTTTGAAATCCTGTGGCATTTTCAACTGCAATATATCTTGCCATAGGAGCAAAGTCAAAATTTTGTTTTGCCATTGCTTCAATCGTCTTACCAGTGGATGCCCCGATATCCACAACATTAGTTCCATCTTCTACAAAATATCGCGAAAGATTTACAATGTCATCATGTAACTGAGTATAACCACGAATGGACTTTTCAATGTGATTGTCAAATCCTTCTTCGCGATGTGCAAATGTAAAATCAGGAAGTTTTTCTGCTTGCTTTGTCATATGGTTCTAATACCTTTGTATAAATCGAATCTGCTACTGCTGCCATCATCTTTGGTGCAACCATGCGTCCAATTCTTTCCGCACGTTGATCGAATGTTCCAGTCAACTCATAATCTTCTGGAAGAGACATAAGACGTTTCAATTCCTTGATTGTGAGTTTACGATTCTCTGCATAGTGAAACACACCAGACAGTCCACGTTTTTGTCCTTGCTGAGTGAGAGTCGGTGAAGGAAGTGTTGGGCAAGGACGTATCATATTGAAGCAACTTGCCTTGGGATTCCAATCACGAAACTGCTTATCAGAAGGTTTAGTATGTCGATCTGGACGAAATGGAATTGGGTCCATGAACTTCTTTTGAAAAGAGTCCTCATAGAAGTCTCGCAGTTCCTTGACTTCCGCGGGATCATTCTCTATGTTTTCAATCGCACTTTCCATTGAGATATGCTTGGTCGTTGCATTTGGAAAGATGTTTGATAGATTAAGAAAGTTCAATCCAATGGCATCTGCCACATCATTTCTAACACAGATAAAGATTGTGCGTTCGCGTGCCTGTGGTACTCCATAGTCTGCGGCATTTAATACTCTATAGGTAACCTGATATCCAATATTCTCAAATGCTCGAATGAATTCATGGAGTTTCTTCTTGGCAGCACCGAATGTAATACCCTTGACGTTTTCTGCCACAATCACTTTGGGTTGAATGTCTTTGGCAATGCGCACGAATTCCAGAAAGAGGTCTTCTATCGCTTCAACAGTCTTGCCATCTGAGTAGTTCTTGATTCCTGTCTTAACTTTAAGTTCACCCACATGAACAACATCGCCATCTTCACCAAAGTAAGCATTTCGCGTATCTTCTTCATATCCTTCCCATCCTTTCTCTCGTTTACCTGCTACAGAAAATGCACTACATGGAGGAGACCCATCGAGAATGTCGAGTTCTCCCTTTTTAATTTTTGCCATCTTGAGGAAGTCAGCACCAGTGTATTTTTTGATATCATCAACCAACACGGGAGTGTTGGGATAGTTTGCTTTGTATGAAGCAATTGCTTCTTCGACAAACTCATTGATCAATAGAATTTTTCCACCAGCAAGTCTATAACCAGTTGAACTTCCTCCACCACCGGCAAAGCAAGATATAACTGTGAATTTATTTTGAAAAGAAGCAGTCTCTACGTCATTCACTGTATAGGGTTGATACTTGGGACTTTTCATGCCAGTCTCTTGCCATATCCATGATGCGTTTGCGATTTTTGAAGTTGATTTCTGGTTCATCTATGAGTTTTTCAAATAAAATGTTGATTTTGGAATCGAGTTGCAGATTGGTATGCTTTCTCCATTTCCCAATCCGATCAAAGTAATCTCGGAAATCATTTACGATCAATGCCTTTTCGAAGGGTTTGTTGATCTGATCCCACGTAAATCCCAGGAAGTATTCCTTTACACAATCTTCCATGTAGGGTGTATTATACACTTTTCCATATTGTTTTGCAAGCATTATTTGTTGATCGTATCCACCCGGTTTTAAAGCATATGCCTTTAGTCGGTATTCATCGAACTTTTCCTTGGGATACTTGTAGTGCATCATGGCAGTTTTTGAGAGTCCATAAGAAGAATCAGCACCCAGTCCGGAAAAGATATTTGTTTCCTGAATTTGAGGATAGACATAAAGAAAAGGGTAGGTGCATTCAAAGTGAGTCTTTTTTCGGCAATTATAATTGTTTGCCAGATTCTTCCATTGTCTTTTTAGTTCGTTGATATCAGTGGGAACAATTGTGAGATGTCCCTTCCATCCAAACTTATCTGCATATTCCAATGCCTTCATGGCATCATATGACGGTTGATCTTGAAGATGGAATGTATATGCGGAAACTTTCTTACCTATCGAATCAGCAGCAAAGGCAATCGTCATCGAGTCCACTCCGCCAGAGAGCAGAACTGCCACTGTATCATCTTTGACTTTGCTTATTGATTCTTCAAGGTATTTTCGGATCACACTAAAATATATCTCAAAAGGCCTACTATGTATATAGCACCCATTAAGACGTTTATCCAGAAAACTGCCAATAATTGTTCTTGATATGCATAGATACACCACAGAATACATGAGAGAATTCCAAAGATAGTGTTCCATGGAAGAATAACAAATGCATTACAAGCAACGGCAATCACTGTAACTACAAATGCAGACCATTCAATCACTCATATAACTCCCTAATTGCTTTCTCACCCTCTTTGGATAGATCGCGCGATCCTATTCCTGCATATTCACCAGATGGACGTGGAACTACATTGTGTGGAGCATAAATCCAATCATATCTGTTCTTATATGCATCAAATCCATCAAACGCGAACCAATGATTTTTAATAGTATCAAAAACATATATGTCCTTTATTCCTTGATTAATTCCCATAACAATTGCCCATGCTGTTCCTCCATGTGGTATGCCCTGATTATCCAAAGAAGTCACCGCATAGATTCTTCCTGCTGATCTAATTTGAAAATAGTTACGGCGCAGAAGATTGTTGACATACTCATTGGATGTAGGAAAATGTCTATTGAGCACCTTATTTGCCAACTTCAATTCAAAGTCCGCAGTTCTCAACTCTTCATCAGTCAATCTATAAACAGATGATGTTGCAGACAGATGATCTCTAAATGAATAATGAGTTACAATGTGACCTGCCTTTGCAGCACATTCTCCAAAAACAGTATCAGCACCTTTGGCTCCCCCTGAATAACAAATATCAATCATAGCACCACATAATTATTCCACAACCTTTCCAACTCTGCTTCCAGTCTCTCTATTTCTTCGGCAGCATCATCTAGTAAACGTTCTGTCTCTAAAGGAGCATCGTGTATTCTGTTTCGAATTTTTTCAACGATTGGGTTCATTTCTAATCCTTTTTTTGAGATCAAGATCAGCATAAATTTGAACATGCTCTATCAATCGTTCTATATCCGAAATTTCCCAATCTTCTAATCGACCCCTAAAGGATTCCAATCGTTTTTTTATCAAATCTTGGGTGTGTTCTTTTTGACTATTCATCAAACCATCCTACTAAAGTTTTTTACCTTATCAAACCTAATCACCTTCTGGAATTTTTCAATCAACTGATCCTGCTTGTGTGAGATCACAAAGATATTGGAATCTCCTGATAGACTCCACATGATCTTGAGAAATTCATCTGTTCCATTTGAGTCAAGAGAACTATCAAAAATTTCATCCAGCAGAAGCAAATTGGTATTCACACTATTCTTCATCTTGGCAACTGCTCTCCATGCAAAGAGAATTGCTAGATCGATCTTCATCTTTTCACCTTCCGAAAAACTTTGATAAGAGAAGTCATCACGATATCGACTCTTGATGCTTTCCTCAAAGTTTTCATCGATGTTGAAGTTGACAAAGAATCCCATTTGAAGCAGATACTTGTTGATCATCTTATTGATGATTGGAAGATACTGCTTAATGATCTTGGTCTTGATTCCACCATCCTTGAGAAGATTGATGGCAGTATCAATGTAGGTTCTTTCTTCCAGAAGTTTTTGCTTATCCTCTGTGTTCTTTCTTATGTCTTCCAGAGTGTCGTTCAACTCCTTTTCATTGTTATACAAGATTTCATTGGTATTTTGTATAACGTCAATATCCTGATCGATTGATTTGATACTGGTTCGAATGTTACCTATGTGGACCTTATCGACCTCGATCTGATTTCCAAGAGACTCGATCTTAGTCAGTTTCTTGTCCATCTGTTCAAGAGTTTCAATACAAACATCAATCTCTTGCGAGATTTTTTCTAGTCCATCCTTTTCCAATCTTGTAATGTCGTTTTTCAGAACGGCAATTTTGTGTTCTTTGAGATCGGGATGAATTGCTTGTTGACACGTTGGACAGTTATCATGCTTACGATAGAAATTCATATCTGTTCTGTGTCGTTCAATGTTGCTTCGAATCTGTCCCTGAATACCAAGAAGTTTGGAATGACGATTGCGCACCGACTTCACGGACGTAACCGACTTGAGAAGGATTTCTCTCTTCTTTTCCAAATCATCTATTTCTGCTTGATAAGCATCAATATCGGCAAGCAACTGCTTTTTGTTTTCGTTGAGTTTCTTGATCTTCTCTTCACTGTTCTCGTGTAGTTTTTTGAGATTGCGTTCAATGAAGTCCTTCTTTTCTTCCTTACCAAGACTCTCAATCTTGTTCTTTTCCAGTAGTTCCTTGTTGGACTGTAATCTCTGCTTGGCAATGGTATTCATGACCGAGAAGATTTGAATGTCCAGCAGGTCTTCAATCACACCACGACGATCAGCAGGAGACAACTGCATGAATGGTGTGAATGACGCACTACCAAGAATAACAACCTGCGTGAAGGACTTATAGGACATGCGAAGAATGAACTTTTCCAGATGTTCCTGATAGTCCTTTGTAGTTGAGTCCTGATTTAGACACACGCCATCGCAGTAAATTTCAAACTTGCCTGGTTTGATTCCACGAATAACTTTGTATTGTTTGTTGTTGGTTTCGAACTCAATTTCAACCAGACAGTTCTTTTGATTGACTGAGTTGACGAGTGATGGTTTATTGATCTTGCGAAATGCTTTACCAAAAAGCACAAACGTCAATGCATCCAGAATAGTTGACTTACCAGCACCATTGGCACCAACAATCAGAACATTCTGGAATTCATTGAGTTTGACTTCCGTAAAGGCATCGCCGGTACTTAAAAAATTCTTCCATCGAATGACATTAAATTTAAGAATAGCACTTACCTCTTATTTTTATTAAGTAAAGTTATGGCATGTTGACGATAAATTTCCGCCCATTCTGTTTTGCCCTGTTCATAATATTTTTGTGCCCATTGCATACTACATTTTCTGCATATGAGTGGACCACCACAATTTTTTACTTTCATTCCAAATCCAATCTTAACATGCCGGACATATTCCTGGCATAACAAAAAAGAACAACCAAATTATAAAAACAATTCCACCTATAACTAATAGGTGTGCAATAATTTCATCATTCACTCCACAAACTCCACCTGCAATGCTTCCTGGTAAATGTCTTTCATGTAATTTTTCATTCTATCATTATTGACTGGAAGTGTCAATCCCCCAATATATTGATCCAGTATGGTCACTGTATCCTGGGATTCATCAACACCCGAGTCTTCCTCATTATCAGTGAATGCCGAGATATCTTCTACAATACTTATGTCAATTGGTCCTGCTTTATATAACTTATCCAGCATCATATCGAAGGCATAGGGATCATTGCGATTGACACACACAACCTTGACATACGCATTGGCATAGGAATCAAAATCAATACCAGTCACTGGTCCTTTTGAGTCATCATAGGAAATCATCTTGAAGATGACGTTGGGATTGCGATAAAATGTCAATTCCCGTGTCTTGGTATCCAGAATATGAAACCCACGAGGATCGTTGTGATCGGCCCAGGTATATTCCGCAAATGCTCCAAGATAATGAATATTACCCACGGAACTCTTATGATGATAGTGACCAGACATGACCATATCAAATCGATCAAAGACTTTTTTATCTAGCCCATGATCTGACACAATTCCTTTGAACATTTGGAATCCATCAATTTCCAAATGGCCCATGAGAATTTCTGCTTGCGTTGTTCTGATCGTTTCAAAAATCTCTTTCTTGTTTTCTTCACAAATCCAAGGAATCAATTGAATCTTTGTATCTCCAACATAAAGCAACGTTGGTTCTAGAATGGCATGAATATGCTTGAATCTACCAGACACAACTTCATCTAGGCAATTCACATCAAGAGTGTCTTTATAGTAGGTATCATGATTGCCAGCAATAACACATGTATCAATACCACGACGATTGAGTGGTTCAAGAAAATGTTCGCGACAGGACTTTGCAGTTGTGAAATTGAGATACTTACGTCGGTCAAAAAGATCACCTAGATGAATAACTGTTCCAATTTTTTGATCATCAATTTCCTTAAAGAAGTATGCCAGTGATCGTTTGAAGTAATCATGAAAAATTGGGGAATCATTTCTAATTCCCCAATGTGTGTCGGTTATCAGTGCTATTTTTGTCATCAATCTTTACTTTCTTCTGGTTCTGGAGTTTTATATGGTTTAATTGTGATCGTCGTTTCAGTGGTAACTTCAACTCTACCATGTCCTTCACAATGACTGCACGTTTCTGACCAGTATCGATATTCTCCCTTATGATAGTCACTAAGTTCTGAATTACATTTTACTCCTTTACCACCACAGATAGAACAAAGACTTATTTCAATTTTTTTCACGATTTCGATTCCTATATGCTTCTTCTTCCGCCTGTTGATCATATCCCTCTGGAACATATCCATAGAGAAAGTCTCTCATTGGTTTTGCTATGTTCCATCCAAAGAAAAATTCCCAATCCAACTTGGGAATTAAATCGAGCCCATACATTTCAATTAGATTCATCCTTTTCCCAGACCCAGTGACAATCACACCAATCAGCAATACAATTTTCTTTTGTAGTGAGTTCATGATCTTTTCCATACTTTTTTTCCATTCGTTCTTTCCAGAAATCCCAATACTCGTCTAGAATTTCCTGTTCTGTCTTATTGTTTCTATAATTTCCTTATCAATTTCTTTTTGAATCTCTTCGACTAGAATTTTATAAGCAGGATCATTTAGTCCATCTTCAAATTCCTTAATTGGAACATCCTTATACCAATTAAACATTTCATAGATGCGAACAAATCCTGGTTGCAAAGGATCAGGATCACCAGGTATAATCATAGGTTCTGTTGTATCGTTTCTCATGCTCTCTTTTTCTTTCGTGTGGACCCAACCAGTAGAACTTCATTGTCATACTTGGCAATGGCCTTATTGATCTCTGTTCTTATAATATCTAGTCTATTTCTGTAGTTTCCTCTCACATACACATTCTCTTTGGGATTGAGCATACTATCCAAAATGTGCTGGAGTTGAAACGGAATATTTTCCTTAGTCATTGATTAATCCTCGATAAATTTATGCAGGCCTGCTTTGACCTGCTTGCGCTTTTGCTTTTTCTTTTCTTCCTTTTCCTCAAATCTAGTCATAAAACAATTCAGATTATCATACATTTGAGTGGACATCAAGTGGTTATCTTCGCCATCCACCAACAAATTCATGTCGGAATTGTTACACATGACTTCCTGGAAGTTCTTATAGATTATATATCTGTTCTTTTCTTCCTTGTTGATACGTCTCAAAAAGGCATAGTAGATGACCTGAGTGAAGTAAGCAAAAGGATTGGGTTTGTAGTTGGGATCATTGTTGGGATTGTAGTCTGGATCGTAGTCCTTGAAGTACAGAATACTATTTTCCACTCCATCGGAAACCATCTCTTCTCGGAATGAATATCCAACAAAGCAAGGTTTTGTTGATAGTTTCTCTGCTATCTTCCAAATGGCCAGACCAATAGAATCTGGAATTCGTGGGTCTTCTTTTCCTTCTTCTCTGGCCTTTTTGAGTTTTGCTCTATATGCCACAATATCCTTGTAGAACGTTTCGTTGTTTACGTAATGCACTGCTTTTCTTTTTACTGTCATGTAAATTCCTTTGGTTACTATGTCGATTTACCCTTGACAGGGGTTTTGAAGGTTGGTATAATAGAGCTTGACTCTAACTTAGTTGGATAGAGATTGGCCATTGCTTAACCTATGCCTTTACCTAACGTTGGTTCAGCCAATAGATGCTTTCTCGCGAAGCGAGACGAACGAAGTGAGTTAATTAGATCAAACATTGCTTCTTTTCATTAGATCACTTCTCTTTGTCTTATGCTTTCTTGCTGCTAAGTGGGTTTAATGAATTAAACGTTGGTAAGGGTCTTGAGTTTTAGGATATGTCTATCCAATAACTCCTTACGATCAGGCCACTTGATAAATGCCTTATCGGGATCACGATTAAGATTTTCTAACAGTGGCATATAGATTTTATTGACTGCCCTTAATCGTTGCTTGAGATCCTCTACCTGTTCCTCCATGGTGGAATATACAGGAGAAGTTAATTCTTCTTCATTGGTAAAAGTAAATCCAAAGTCATCCTTAATATCATCTACATCTAGATAGTTATTCTTCATTTGTATTTTATCCTAAAAATTGAATCATAATAACCAATTGCTTTTAATCCATCTATTGATGCATTTGGATATAGCATTGTTCCTTCCTTTAGAGTTCCTTTTCCTCCTGGTGCTGTCATATTTTGAACACCACAGATATCATAGATATCGTATTTTCTTTTTCTTACAACATTCAGTATTTCCACATCAGAATCATTCATTAGTGCAATTTCCTTTTATTGTCTTTTAAGCCCTCAATCACAGACTTGAGAAATTCCATTTCTTCATCTGGAATAGTTTCCAACTCTTCTTCCAAATCAACTTCTCTTCTACTCATTTCCCGCATCTTTTGCGTCTTACTATTGAGATTGCGTTCAATTGCATCGTGATAGTATTGAAGAATCTCTTGTGAAGGTTCGGCAATTAAAAGAATATCTTTGCTGTCAACACTAAATTCCTGAGTGGTACAAATGGAATCCATTACCCATTGTGCTAAAGTAATGATCACACCATCTTTCTTTGGAGTTAATCCATAGACAACCTTTAGTGGATTGATCAGAAAGTGAAAATCTTTCCAAACACTACTGTCTGCGGACTGCATCTTTTTTGTGACAAGTTCCGCTAAAACATCTTCACCAGTATTCATGCGAATGAACTTGATGTTTGTTTCTTCTTCTACTGGTTGATGCATTAGTTGCTCCTAAGTTCTATCTTGTAGACTTTAAAGAAAAACTTCTCTTCGGCATAAATCTTGAGTCTTTCCACATAATGCTTGAGTGTAAAATTTACATGCTTCTTATGCTGTAGATCATCGGCAATGTCGAAAAGAGTGGCAGTTTTTTTTGTGTCTGTTGTTCTTAGTCCTCGTCCAATGGACTGCAATGTTCTAATTCGGGACTTTGATGGACTAGCAAATATAACATTCTCAAGACTCTTGATATTCACACCTGTGGAAAACACACCCAGAGAAGCTACAATAATGGCATCCTTTTCTTTTTCCACAATATGTCTTATCTCTTCTCTTGTGTCACCATCAACTCCACCATGAACAAAGAAAACTTTCCTATTTCCACTCTCTTTATTTATAAGATCATAGAGTATCTGTCCATGCTTTTCCACATACTGGTACAGAACCAGTGTGTTTCCATTCAGTGATAGTGTGAGATTTTTGATGAAGTTGTTTCGGGCATCATTCAATACCAGATACTCAATTTCCTTCTGATATGTTGCTTTTGTTAATGCTTGGCACACACTTGCGGGATGCTTAAGCAGCAAACACTTGATTGTTAGGTCCGCAAGATGCTTTTGATCCATCAACTCTTTTGTTGATGTGACCTTTTTAACAGGACCAAAAAGACCTTCAAGCACAAGTTTGTGCGTCTTTGTTCCATCAAGAGTTCCTGTCGTACCAATACGAAACTTTGCATTGGTTAGACCTGTCATAATGTCAATGAGTGACTTGGCCTTGAACTGATGTGCTTCGTCTCCAATTACAACATCAAATAGTTTGAAATATCCTGGACCCATCTTATAAATTGATTGCCAGGTTGAGATGGTAATTGGTTTATCCGTGTGTTTATCTTCTCCAGCAAATATTCTATGCACGCAACTATCGGAATCGTAACCATAACTAGCAAAGTCGGAATATAACTGAGACACCAAAGAAATAGTTGGGACAATAATAAGAGACTTGCGACAACCGAGTTTGTCATGAAGATACCTCAAAATTAGATAAATTATAAGAGACTTGCCAGAAGCAGTGGGAGATAAAAGAAGACCACGACGAGAACGAATAGCATGAAGACAACCTTCAAGTTGATAATCACGTGGAACAAGAGGCAATCCCAATGTTTCCGCAAAGTCTTGTAGTTCCTTGAGAGAAATTTCTTCATCGTATATCTCGTTGTCATATTCCCATGTATAATCGCGTTCTTCACAGAACTTGACAATGTGAGGAACTAATCCACGATAGATTACACGCTTGCGAGTATCCCAGAGACGAATCTTTCCGTCCCAAAGTCTTGCTTTGAATTGTGGTGTGAATTGTGCACCAGGAACCATGAAAGTAAAAGCATCTCTGAGTTCGTAGGAGATGCCTTCTTCACATGCTATTCTCACAAATGCTTCATCAACATTGGAAATTATCAAATCAGTCGCCATTAGTAAACTTATGCCAATCTATAAATGATCTTAATTGAAATGTTCTGGAGTGTAGTTCCTTAAGAACAGATGTGCAGTATTCTACAATTTCGTTGTGAAAGTTCTTTCGTGCCAACAGTTTATTTAGTTCGGCATCTGCATCGAGGTATGCAGGAATATCTTTTATAAGAATAGTCTTGAGCATTGGTTCCCAACCATAATGCTTGAGGTCTTCGGGATTATTCAATTTCCCATTATAGTATTCATACTTGATTGTTTTGAAAGTTTTATAGTCAACATCTGCCTTTGTTGCCATCATGCGATGATAGGTAAGAATGTTGAGATATTTGGAATGCAATGTGGGAATGCGAACCAATTCCTTGTTGGGTTCTGTTTCGTTTATTTTTGAATCTTTTTCCCATTCATTCATTAGGGAATCAATAGTCACAGGTGCTTTCATATCAACCTCGTTGTCAAATACACTTCATTATACAGGTAATTTAGGAGATTGTCAAGTCTTTTTTATGAGTTGCCATCCTTTATTTTTTCCATGATGTAAGGGTTTTCCTCTTTGTAAAGCACGCCACATTGAGCATTGCTGTAAACCAAATTTGGTAACATCTTCTTGTTTGTATATTTCGTGTTGTTCTCCGTTTGGAGAAATTAGAATATATTTTGGCATACAATTTTCGCCATGACCATTACAAGCATAAACATTTTTACTAAACGTCTCATTACATTTAGGACAAGTTATTTTTGTTTGAGATGGGTGTGTTCCATTTTTCATTCTGTTTAGATTGTGTTGAGGACCCAAAAGATTGTGTGTTTTTTCTCTTACTCTTTTTGCTTGTAATTTTTTAGAATGATCTCCTTGCCATGGATGAATACCCCTTTCAATTTGATATTTTGCATTTTGTCGTCCCAAATTAGATATTTCTTCATTTGAAAGATTGAATCTTTCGGCAATTTTCCAGCAAGCACCATAGTCACCTTGAATGTAATGAACATCATAGTGATCTTGAATAGATAATGCTACTAAATTTAGGATTGAATTATTTGTTCTATCACCATCAATGTGATGAATTTCAAACGATCTTCCGTTTTGATCTTTTGGAATTGAATCATAGAACGTTTTATAGATTTTATGATAAATAGCCATGCTGATTGCTCCTTCAAAGCAGTTAGAGTAGGTGGAGCTCCAACTCGCGACCTACATTCTATTTATCAAAAGTCTAATCTGTCTATCTCAAGAGCATCGTATCTAAACCGAATATCTATGGTCATTGTGGTATCTGCATCTCCTGTTGTGGTGAACTGAATGGCAGAGATAGACACTGGATGACAGTAGGTAAACTTGAAACGAACATTTGGAAGATTTGCGTTTGTGTTTGTAGTCAGAACACCGTCATGATAGGGTTCATTT